CAGCCTCGCCCTGGCAGCGTCCGGCAGCTCGGCCTTGCTTATGGCTTCGTCTATCACAGACTTGGCCTCAGCTATCCGCTGCGCCTTCTCCGCCTCGGTGAGCTTCTCAACCGCCCCGTCCCTCTCGGTTGTGAGGGTTTGGACCTGGGTCTTCAGGTCCTCGATCTGGGTCTCTAACTCTTGAGTCATCTTTACCTCCTTTAAGGTTATTTCCTTGACCTCGCTCTCAATGGATTTAACGAGGTCAGGCCGACGCTCCCGTAGAACGTCCAGACTGATGACGTCAATATCAAACTCCTTCTCAGTCTCGTATAGAAGAACACCGCCCCCGGCTCCGGCCTCGGTGACGAAATCCACGGAACGGACTCTCGTGATGCGCTCGACGACGTTGGCATCCTTGCCGTCTATCTTGCCCTTGGTCCCAACACCGGCGGCCCTGATCGAGATGCCCATTTCACTCAATAGCTTCTGGTCTCTCAATGTGGCCAGTTTCTGCTGCAACCATGGCTCGATGACAATAGCATCGCCAACGATCCCGACGCCTTCCTCGAATCTGACGTTCTTCAGACTCGCCACCCACTGCTTGATAGAGCCTTCAGGGCGCTGCTTCTCTTCCTCTGAAGTCTGGTGGTCGGAGTACATCTTCACACCCTCGAAGACCGCGAAGTCCCTTGATAGGGTCTCCGCAGGGTAGTAGTGGTTATCGACAAGGTTCCCGAATCCCGGCTTGATAACGACCACCCGGGCGATCCCCCTGCTGTCAACCGTCGCCTCTTCCAGCGAGGTGTAGTTGTGCAGGAGGCTCCGGGCTTCCGGCTCCCTCACCCAGCGCGGTATGTCGTCCTCTGTGCCCAGCTTCCTGTACTCTTCCCTGACCCGGCGCTTGACCTCGACCAGGTGTTCTTTTGGTATGTCGGGCTTCTCGCCCCGGAATCCTCCGGGTGAAAGGGCGGCCGCTGCCTTCGCCAGTTGGCTCTTCGTGGCTCCCTTCTGACTGTCTTCCCACAGCCGGAGTTGCCATTCGCCATCCTCGGGCGCGTAGGCGTAGGCGCGGGCGGGATACTGCTCCCCGTCCTCGGTTTTGACCAGCTCCTGGAGTTTCAGCCAGTCGAGGCACTCATTAGCTTCCCGCACTGCCTCTTTGGTCTCCTCTTCGTCAGGCTCTCTGTCAAGCAGCTCCTGGCACAGCTCCACGATCTTCTTGACCCGCGCAGCGTCAGCAGCAGCGTTCCGCCGGCCTGATTCCTGGATGATCGCCGTGTAGAGCTTCTGCAAGTTGGCCTCCTTCGCTACCCACTTCTCGCCCTTCTTCTCGAAGGTCTTCTCCACGGCAGACCAGGCAATGGCATGAGCCGCGCCCTCATTGTCCTTGTGGTCTGCATAAGCAGAGTTGAAGGCGCTCATGTAGATCTCCTTCGCCTTCTTGGGCAGATGCTTCGTGCTGTCGGGCAATTCTCCTATTGCTTCGTATGGCATAGTCACCTCCTGCAAAGTACGAAAGCCCCGATTAGGGGCCTAATAGAAAAGCCGACTCGCGCCGGCCTTGTGATGACAAACTGGGCCTACTAGGCTTCTCGTTCAGTCCTTGACGAAGATATAATCGCCTTCCTGTTCTGCGAGTATGCGATCATGCTTCCTGCTGCCGAGGGCGATGTTCCAGGGGATCCCCTTCGGGAATGCAGGGCAGACGTGGTATTCTTCCTCGGTGGTGCAACTCCCGATAGAATCGCCCTCAAACCATTTGCAGCGGCCGCACTGTTCTGGAACACCTAGCATTAAACAACTCCTAGCATCTCTTTCATTACAGCTACTATGTCAGCCGGAAGCATACCTGGTCTGTAGTGCTGCGATGTGAATATAGCGAAGGATTGAGCCAGTGACTCATGGGCATTACTGGCCGCATACTTCGATACGTTCTGCCCCCACCATGTGGAACTATATCCACGATGCACAGGTAACCACTTATTATAAGTATACGCCGTTGTAAGATTATGTGCAAGTTCATGCCGGAAGATAGCTTGTGCCGTGCTTTCTCCGTATTCTAGGACCAGCCTCGAATACGTGGTGGCATGAAGGCCAGACCTCTCGTACACCCTAGCCATGGTCTCTATTGTGCGCCTGTCCATTTCCGCAGTGACTGTCAATTGCTTGGGGCCGGCGCCATAACCCAAGGTCGCTCGGCCTCCCGCTGTCTGGGGGTTTGTGAGCCACAACCCGTCAATAGTTTTGGTCGGCATATTCGGATACTTTGTCTGGAGCCTGACATATTCCTCTGCCAGTCTGTTATAGTGAGCTACCTGTTCTGCTTTCGTACTGAAAGCACCTCCCCAGGTACGTCCACCGCCAGACGTTTTTATGTTATTAGCGAAGCCTATCGCTCTTGCCTGAATTGCAGCGTCCTCTATAGTCCCGACAGGCTGCCAGCCTTGAATAGTCGGTATCGCATCCTCTGGTTTCTCTTCCATCATTACCGGCGCCAGGGCACACATACAGTTCGGATGAGCAGGGGGCCTGTCGTGCCCGGACGGAAAGGTCTCGTCTATCCCTATCGGGGTCCCTTCGTTCTGCTCGCAAACTTCACACGGGTCGAACACTACCCATTCCTTCCCGGTTATTCCTAAGTCATGGGCCCGGTCGATGAAGGCTTGCTCCAGAGCGTCGCAGGTCTCAGTCCTCGCAATCATCTCGGACCTGTACTTGCTCATATCGTCAAACTGATTCCTGACATCCCGGGCCAGTCCGTCAACGCCTCGCTTCTCCTTGATGGCGTTCTCGATCACTCCCCGCATCTGCTCCCGGGTCTCATCGTTCAACCCTTTGACCAGAGTCGCCGTCTTAGCGTCCGCGTATTCCATGGCCTGACGCATGGGCGGGCCTTCGTAGAATATCGGCTTATCGGTCAGCTTCGTCCTGCCCCATTCCACCATCTCGGCCGAGCCTCTCAGGTAGGCGGTGGCGAGGTATCCGTTCAGCCTGAACCGTAAGTCCTCCGCAAAGGCGGCCAGGATCGGGTCGAGAAACCTGTTTACGTCTTCTGCAAGCGCCATTATTCCTGCTCCACGTTAGCGTAGTAGATCTGCGCCAGAGCGTCCTGGTCGATGGCCCGTTCTATGTTCGTGAACCATTCAGCCATTGACCTTTCCAGCCGCTTTTCGAGACGCTCGTTTCTTTCGCTTGTGGGGTTTGCCGGGATCTCGCTCTCCAGCAGCTTTATTGTCAGGTTGATTTCCTCTAAGATAGACGATTTCACCTTTTCCCTCGCAATCAGGGCACTTGATGCGGATGAGCCCTGCTTCGTATTCCAGGAACCTGAGTCCTTCACAGCGCGGACACGTTGCCATTCTTGATCACCTCCCGGAAGTCCCTGAGCGCCTTCGCTAACTTAACATTGGTGTCGCGCTTGGCCTCTGAACTTAACTGCTCCAGGACTTCGTTGGCGTTGTTTATCCCCAGCGTCATCAAGGCCATCTGCTGGATGTCCTGCGAGTTAAGGAACTCGGGGAAGGTCTGGCACATCTGCATGATAGCCTGGGAGACCGCAGCCATGGCCTCCTCCGATACCGCCGGGAAGTCTATGTCAACGTAGGTCTCCTTGACTCCGTTGTGGGTCAGGATCAGGGTGAATATGTCCTCATAGGCCCCCGTCCAGATAGACTGATAGGACTGGCACATTTTCTGAACCGGCAGCTCAACGGTCTTCGCGGTTGCCAGGTTGCCGATTGAGATGTCCCCGTAGTATTGTTCCGGCCAGCCTGTCCCTGCCGCGACCTGTAGTTTCAACTGCCTGCCGTCCTGGTAGGCCTGAGCCGCCCCTGAGTCGGTTTTGATGGGCTGGAGGTCGCTTGATAAGTTCTCAACCTGCATGGACCCGGGCGCGATCTCCTGCTCGTGGTAGACGTTCTTGGCTGACTCCACCGCCGCGGATCCGCCGTGAACCTTCATCTTCCAGGCGAACTTGGACAAAGCTAACATGATCGCCACCCTCGAGGCGAGGAACTTCCGGTAGAGCTTGATCCAGTCCAACGCCGGGGCAAGGTAAGAATGCCCTCTCTGCCCGAGGTCGTTTATCGCCACGGGATAGATCAAAGCCTCGTCGGTCTTCCGGATCGTCTTACCGAGGGAGTCCTGGCAGCCCTTGTCCTTCAGGTTGGCAAAGGAGCGGTAATAGTCGGTATGAGGGCTCCCCTGCGTGTCCGACCACTCCCGCTTGAAGTATCGTATGTTCTCCGCATCGTCGGGGTCCGTGATGAACTCGGTTATCTCCAGGGGGTTGATCCTCCGAATGGTCGTCTCGTTCCCCAGGAAGACGGCAAGGAATAGCTCCCCGTCAACCAGGAGCTTATCTGACGACTTCCGCTGCCCCTTCGCTGATAATAAAGGCTGGTTGATCGAGGCGTTCCAGAAGTCAGAAAGAACCTGCCCTGCCCTTTCGTCCTTGGCGTTCCAGCTAATGCCCGTTCCGAAGGAATAGTCGGTCATCAAGCGGACAGACCGGGATGCCAGAGGGTCGATCAGTGAGTAGTACCTGGCCTCTTTGACGGTTGCGATCCTCTTGTCCGCCGAGACCGCCTCGGCCGACAGGTGGGACAGGTTGATCCAGCCCTTGTCCTCGGCGGCCAGTATGCTCTCGATCTCCGAGGTTGCCTCTCTGAGTATGTCGTCGAACTCTCTTACTGTTGGCATAGAATCTCCTTATATCCGGTCCAGGCCGAAGTCCTTCATCGTGTCGTAGATGACTATTTTCTCTTCAACCCGGGGGCCGAACCTGCCCTGGATGGCATACCGTCTCGCGTCCATCAGGTGACTGTAGGTGTGCGTCGTCTTCTCGGTCAGCCTCCCGTCCTTATCAGCGATGTACCTGTAGTTGCGCTGTTCCTTGATTCCGTTGAGTGAATCCTTCGTCCATGCCTGTTGATACTGCCTTGCCTTCTGATGCCCGTATTCTACGCTCCCAGGGCCCTTTGGGGCGGGTTTGATGTTGAATCCATAACCCCTGATTTCGTCGATTGACTTAGGCTCGGCAGCGTCAGCGAAGATCTCGTCATAATTCCTTCGGACTCCAAGCTCGTCCATACGGTGGGCTATCATGTTATTGGTCATGCCCGCCTCGTAGATTAGCTCCTCTGAGTAGAGGCCATTCCCGACGATGATGTTCTTCGTCAGGGCCGTCGGGTCGCTGGAGTAGCCGAAGTCCAGACCGTAGAAGCAATCCCCGTCAGGTAGCGCGTCTACCTGCTCGAAGTAGGGGTAAACCAGCCCCTCGATCTTCCCGATCCTGCCTTCAAGGTAGACGTTGGCCCAGTTCGGGTCCCGCTTGCCCATCTCGATGATGTTCTTGACTATCTCTTCCGGGATGACGTTCAGGGCGTCCCGGTAGGTGGCATGGATATAGGCAGAGTCCGGGGCGGTTGCCAGCCCCTGCTCATGGAACCAGAACTCAGAGACGGGATTCCAGTCCGCTATGGTACAGATCCTCGTCCTAGCGTCCAGCTCCCTGTAGGCGTCGTAGGGGATGTTATTGGCCTCGTTCAGGAAGAGGATATCTCGTCTCGCCCCTCTCTGCTTGGCAGGGTCGTCTGCGGAGAAGAACTCGGCTTTGGCATGAGGGAACTGGTAGATCAGGTCAGTCCTGTTGAACCTGTCTAGCCGGAAGGCCGGCCCGAGTATCTTCTGGAAGTCCCTGAGACAGCCCCTCTTGATGTGGGGGATTGACTCAGACACAATCGAGATCAGCAGCGGAGACTTGACCTGGAGGCCCAGGACGGTCAGGTATTGCAGGACAGTCCAGGTCTTCGATGCCGCCGTGCCACCCTCCAGCCAGATATGCCTCTTGCCGTCCTTGAAGGCTTGAGCCAGCTTGTCGAAGATGCTGGTGGTGTCAAGAGGAGAGGCGGTTGATAACGTCTGCGATATTTCTCTTTGTATCGTCTGAGTTGACATTGATACTCACAATCAGAGGGGAGCCGTCCTCATTGCCTATTGTCTGTACCACCTTGCCCTCGACCCTATCCAGCAGCATC